AAACTGTATTATGCTTTTTGTATCAGAATTTAGTTGTGTTGTTGAGAAAAAAGAAAGGAGAAAAAAGTGTCAGTAAAAACAGTACAAGCGACTATTAACGGTCAAACATACACACTGACTCTTAATAGTTCAACCGGCAAATATGAAGCTACGGTAACAGCTCCGTCGAAGAGTTCATACAATCAGAGTGGACATTATTACGGAGTAACGGTTAAGGCAACCGATGAGGCAGGAAACACAATCACAAAAGATGCAACCGACAGTACGTTAGGATCATCACTACAATTAAAGGTAAAAGAGAAGGTCGCTCCAGTTATTGCAATCGTGTCTCCAACGTCCGGATCATATTCGACAAACAACAAGCCTGTAATTACTTGGAAGGTAACCGATACCGATTCTGGTGTTAATCCATCAACAATCGGTATCACGCTAGACAGTGGTACTAAGGTAACAGGCGATGCAATAACTAAGACTGCGATCACAGGCGGATACCAGTGTACATATACACCAACGACAGCGTTGTCCGATGGAAGCCATACAATCAAATTGGATGCAAGCGATTATGACGGAAATGCAGCAGCTACAAGCTCAACATCGTTTAAGGTAGATACAGTTCCACCTGTATTAACATTGTCCAGCCCAACTGATAAACTTATTACAAATCAAACTGCTTGCACAGTAAAAGGTACAACCAACGATGCAACAAACAGTCCTGTCACGGTAACAGTTAAACTTAATTCTGGAGCAGCAGAAGCAGTCACAGTTGGAAGCGATGGAAGTTTCAGCAAGGCCCTTACTCTTGCAGTAGGTACAAACACAATTACCGTTGTTGCAACCGATGGTGCTGGTAAGACAACGACAATAACACGTACCGTTACGTTAGACAAAACCGCACCTGTGATCAAGAGTGTTACATTGACACCGAACCCAGTCGATGCTGGCAAAACATTTATCATATCCGTTGAAGTAACGGACTAGGTTAGTTGTTATGGTAGTTCGACTAGAGGGGAATGTAAACGGAGAGTCAGTGATCTTAACTAGATCCGCTGACTCTTTAGATTTATGGGAGTCCGTTATACCAGCCACATTAAACGGCAGGTATGTAATCGGATTAACTGCATATGATGAGGCAGGGAATGTAAGTAGCTATTCTACATACATACTTACAGTAGATCTTAAAGCATTAAGAGTTTCACTGAAGCCTTTTGATTTGTATGCAACCTTGCACAACGAGAAATAAGAAGAAAAAAAGAGGAGGAGAACATGCAAAAAAAGAAAGTGATCATAATGCACCCGGGAGAATCCAGAACAGCAGTAATTGCTATACATTCTATTAAAAATGAGAAATTTACAATTGAAAGTGCGGAGTATTCGCTAATATACATGAAAGACAAAGCTGAAGAAAGCACTGGAGTTTGTAATATTAAAGAACATGATATAGAAGCACTGATTTCTCCTCAAAAGCGTGGTACCTATACACTTGACATCAGATATGCAGTATTAGACGAAATCTTAATAGAGCATATAGAAGTGAAGGTGGTATGATGGCAGCAGAAATCATTGAAATTAAGTCTGTAAGCCTGTCTCCTAACCCAGTACAGACCGGTGGAAAAGTTAAGATCAGCGTAGGACTTGAAGCAAACGAAAGTGATGTTAATTGCTTCTATTGCATATTTTCTTCCGAATTAGAAACAAGTAAAGTAACAACAACAGCAACGGTGTAGCTGATGAAGGAGACATATTTGGATGATGAATACTTAAGAAGGCACGAGCATGAAGAGTTTGCAAGACGTGTTGATCAAGAAAATAAACGCCAGAATCGCAGATTAGATATCATAGATTCTACGTTAAGCCAATTAAATGAATTGACAATTTCTGTACAGAATCTTGCAACGAGCATGAAACACATGTTAGACATTCAAACAGAACAGAACAAACGGCTTGAAGAGCTAGAAAACCGAGACGGAGAGAAATGGAGAAGCATCTCTATGTATGTCCTGACTGCGTTAATTGGAGCAGTGATCGGATTTGTACTCAAACAAGTTGGAATATAAGAAGGAGAGATAAGATGAAAGAATTATTTGAACAGAATAAAGTACTATTTTTAGCAGTGATCACAATTTTGATTGCTGTTTTTTTAATTAAGAAACTGATTGAATATGTACAGAAGAAAGGATTGGAAGGCATTAGATTATATGTCTATGAGTTGTTCGTAGAAGCAGAGGAACGATTCAAAGAATCTGGACAAGGACAAGCTAAATTTGATTATGTAATTCAGCTGGCGAGATCGCTATTACCGAAGCCAGTACAGATTTTTGTGACTGATAATATGTTAAAAGAAGCTGTGCAACTGTGGTTTGACGGCATTAAAGATCTACTCGATGATGGTAAATTAAATGCTTCAATTTTAGAAGAAAGAGAAGAAGAGAGAAAAGGAGAGTGATCGGTATGGCACATGTAACAAATAAATGCATCAAGCTTGTGAAAAAATTTGAAGGACTTTATAAAAAAGCTTATCGAGATGAGGTCGGTGTCTGGACGATCGGCTATGGAATTACTAACGCAGATAAATCTATCACAGGAGCAACGATAAAAGCTGGACTCGTGATCTCTGAAAAGACAGCGGATAACTGGCTTGAAAGATCACTGAATAGCAAATATCTGCAAAAAGTCATGAAATATGATAAAAAGTATAATTGGAATCAGAACGAAATTGATGCCCTTGTATCTTTTGCATATAATATTGGCAGCATTGATGGGCTTACAGCTAATGGAACTAGATCTAGAGCTACGATTGCAGCTAAAATTTTAGAATACAACAAAGCTGCTGGGAAAGTCTACAGAGGATTGACAAGAAGAAGAAAAGCAGAAAGAAAACTATTTTTGACAGCGACAAAAGCTAAGAAGAAAGCTAAGAAGAAAGCTGTGAAAAAAGTCTACGCAAAAGTTAATACTAAGCATGATCCGTTGACAATCAGAAAGTCTGCATCTTCGACAGCAGCAGTGCTTGGAAGAGTACCGAAGAAATCTAAAGTTAAAGTAATAAAAAAAGGCAGCACGTGGACGAAAGTTAAGTACAAGAGTGTAACAGGGTATTCAGCCACAAAATACCTTAAATTTTAATATTAACCAGGGGAGAAATCCTCTGGTCTTTTTTTATTGCAGAAAAATAATGTAAAAATATAAAAAAATAATGTAAAATCTATTGCATTTTGCGTAAAATAGTGTATAATATAATTATAAGATAAATAAAACATATTGGTAAATATAAAGGAGAAAAGGTTATGAATAAAGATATTAAAAGTGAAGTATACAATGCATTAGCAAACATTATGTTTGAAACAGGAGCAAGTAAAGAAGATATGGATAAAGCGATCAACTGGTTCAATGAAAAATTTTATGAAGATGTAAACGAGGAGGAAGAATAAAATGATGAAATTTGAAAAAGGACAGGTTTACACAGGAAGTGATTCAGATATCTATGTAAAAGGAGCATACGGAAGCATGGTAAGATTCATCGAAGGATGTTCCCCAGCAGCGATCCATGATATGCAAGAAATCCCAGCAGAGAACTTAGAAGAATACATCAATGAATGGGGATTCAAGAGAGCTGATCCAGAATACGAAGCATTTTTAAATGCTTAATTAATAGTGACAAACGATATGGAGGTAAGAGATTATGAAAATTGAAACATTATTAAACAAAGCGAGAGAAGATGCAAAAAATAAGGTATGGCCATATTATTTAGATATTTGCGATGGCGATGAGAAAGAAGCCAAGGAGTGGATCGAACATGAAAGAAAAGCAGGCGTAATTGATATGGACATAAAACATTGGACACTGGATAATATTTACCAGATTATTAGAACAATTAAGAATACATCACTTATGAGTGACAAAGAAAAAGAAGCTGCAATTGCTGAAATTCATAATTGTCCAGAATGGCAAGAACTTGAAAAAAGAGTTGCAATGATATTTGCAAACCATTTAGTCAAATACCGAGACGCATACATGAAATAATAAATATCAAACCCACCCACCCCGGAGGTCACGAGGGTAGAAGGAAA